CTCCCCAGGGACGTGAATGGGATCGCGTTCAAATATTGTTGACCAATGCTGCCCTGATCTCCTGTGGTCCTGAGATGTTATGGACAGCTGTCACAAGGACTAAGCGGGACCTCCATTTTGTGCTTCTTGCCGGTGCCGACCCCAACTCCCACAGTTTCTTAAGCAGCATTTTAGGACACAATGGACCATTACAACGTTACAGTGTCTTCCCAGCTCTTAATCAGCTCCAAATGCTCCACATGGTTCCCACAATGGAAGTACATGGCACCGCTCCTCGCACTGTTGGTCAAGCTCTCTCCGACTGGTCTTTTCAACGTTTGGACACTCTACCGCCTGCCTTTCGCGCTCTCATGCCTCTTATCTCTGAACCTGATCAACTTGAGTATCGCGCCAATGAACCAGTAATCTTTGAGGCCCCTGTCCGAACTCACTTGCCCAAAGGAATGGAGCCCAAGAACTACTCGGAAGTCGACTTGCCATCTGGACGTGAATCACGAGAGCTCTACTTCCGAGGTTTGATGGGCGCTCAGTACAGCGACGTGGATAGAACCAGTCGGGCTCGCCAGGAACTTGAACAGATTTTTCCTCACCAATCTGCCGGACGTGATCCCACTCTCCTACCCACGGCTGTTCAAAAGAGGCTCCGATTCTCCAACCCGGAACGTAATGCCCAGATGTTTGCCAAGAAATCTGATTTGGGACCTGCTTTGTTTGTTCGTTTTGCCAACCGTTTCAACCTGCCTGAGCAACATTCTTTCGATCCGATTCTGTTTGCTCGCTGCGTCAGCGAGACAGTCGCTCGTAAGTTGGAGAAGCCCGTTGCCACGATTTGGAACAACATCGACAGATCGGATCCTGATTGGGCACTCAATTACATGGACTGCTTCGTGAAATCACAACACAAGGCCAAGGCTGAAACTCTTGCGTGGGCCGTTCGCTGGCATGACTATTCCGAGCCAAGGCTTCCACAAGCTTCCGTTGCCAAAGCCGGCCAAACTCTTGTGACCAGCCCTGACTTCAATGTCTTCGAGCTTGGCCCAGTCGCCCGTTACATGCGCGAGGTTTTAAAGGCAACTCTCCCTGACAATGTTTACCTCCACGGCGGCAAAACGATTTCGCAAATGTCCGACTGGAGCAAGACCCATGCAACCGGCAAAAGCACCTTTACTTGCGACTTCACGGCGTACGATCAATCCTGCACTGAGGAAACTTTGTCCTTCGAGTTAGCCTTCATGGAGTACTGCGGCATTCCGGTTTCTCTGGTTGATCTTTACAGGTGGATCAAACTTTCGATGCGGACACAGTTTGGATTTTCGGCTATCATGAGGTTCACTGGCGAGTTTGGGACATACGACTTCAATACTTTCTGGAACATGGCCTACATGGAAACTCGGTACCACATACCCAGGGATCTTGCTTGTGCCTTCTCTGGGGACGACTCCTTGTTCTTTGGACCACTCACGGATCACCCTTCCTGGCAGCGTCTAAGCCATCATTTCTCTCTTGTTGGCAAGACTTTCTACTCGGACATCCCAGAATTTTGCGGTTGGCTCATGTACCCTTGCGGAGTTGTGCGCCACCCAATTCTTCTGGCTTTGAAGATCGTTTACCGCCAAGCTCGTGGTGACCTTTATCAAGTGTTGGACAACTATTTCCTGGAAGCTCAGTTTGCGTACGACTGCGGCGACGCTCTTTACCAGTACCTTCCACCGCTTGCTCAAGAGGCTCAACAATGGACCATCGACTTCTGTTTCCGCCACTCTGCTCTGGTACCTCATCTCAAGACTATCAACATCGCTGCCTATTCGCACATCCCTCTCCTGCTTCTGCCATCCCATTTGATGAAACGGTTTTTCTCTTCGTCGGTTTCCATGGGTTGACTCCT